ATGAAGAAATCTATTCAAATGTGCCAAGCTATGTACCGCAAGGTGTTCAACCAAACAAATGATGTGACCATGAATGACGTCTTACTTTTTACGCTTGGAAGTGGGGCTGCGTTCCCACTTCCAAAAAGTTCTATTTAACGATCCTCTGATGTTAGTAAAGAAACCGCACGTAGGCGGTTTGAGTATTTATTTAATAGCGAGTGAACCAGTCAGGACACTCCGCTCCATCTCTCAAGTTCTCAAGAGTAAAAAAACAGAAATCATGGATGGCTTCCTCAACAGTCATACTTTCTGGAATCCTCTCGCTCGCATAAATTGCATCCTGAACCACGCTATAAACGCCAGTTGCGCTGTAAATGTGGGCTTGCTTACCACCTGGATCTTGTCGAACCATATTAGTGTTGTTGCTCAAGACCACTGTCTGAACACCCCATAGAAAAAGCTCTTGCTTAGTCATAAAATCTCCGATCATTTAATGTTCAGGAGTTAATTTAGTTGTTTTATAGAGAAAAACTACTTGAGACTTGTAATTATCATAGATAGTTAGTGAATACCTGATTGTGATGTCTCAATTACAATTCCAGCAGGAGTGTTAAGTATTCGCACTCAATACTGACTCAACAGTATTCCATTACAAGGGTGCTACTTTCAGTAAGCCACTCATGCAGTGTTAATTCATCGATGATAAATAATCCATTGTGCGCAGATACAAGCTTCAGTAAAGTACTGATGCATAAATGTACTTAAATGGTATCAATCATGGAATCAGATTTAATTCAGGATGCTGGAAAGCTAATCCCCCTAATACCACTGCTGGGATTATTGCCATTGTTAGGTGCTGCCTGTGCCTTTTTATGGGGAATGATTATATCTATTTTGAATCGTTCAAGAGAAAGAGATGAGGCTCAATTTAAGCGATTTCATGAAATTATACGAAAAATTCAGCATGATACAGACCAAGACGGCAAGCCTATCACAGATAAAGATGGCACCCACAGTGCCCCCTACATTGAAATTCAGATCGCGGCTATCTATGAACTTCGTTTCTTGAAAAGATATCACCCCTTATCAGTAATCTACCTAAAACAAAAAAAAGATGAATGGCAAAACAGTAAGACGAATAATAAATATTCAAATCTAGGCGTTCTCATTATTGAGGATACCATTCAATATATTGAATTTAATGGTTTTTTTAATAGGTTTCGCAGGTGTGTCCTAGTACCCCTGCAGCGATTCTTACCCTAATTACCCCATGGTTCACCTACATCCTGCTGTAACCTAATTACTTTGTGATTACTCCCATTTCTGCTTTGAAATGGAAATAATCCGTTCAGGGGAACTGGGTCTATCATCCACGCCTGCAAAATCGAGTCGCTTATTACTGCGCTAGAAAATCGTTATGGATGTAAACCCATATACGTTTCGTTTTTGAGGATTGTGTAAACCTTCGGGTTTCGTTTTTCGCCGAACGTAAGGGTTAGTGATGTTCGCGCTTTACACATCCATCAGCAAAGCCGATACATTCCGATACATCGAGCGAACAACCTTAGCAAACCTTAGCATTTCTATACATCGTACTGGTCGCGAAAATTGACACTTTCTCGCCACTCAAATGGGCGCTTACCCAATCCGTTGGGTCGTTACGTCCACCACAGAGCCAGCCAGTAGAAAACCGCCAGCAAAGCACAAAGCCAGCATTCATGCGGTTTTACGGCAATATCAGCAAATTGATTTCAATTGTCGAGCAATTTGAATCGATTTGATTTTCAATTTGAGGAATTGGATTTTTTGGCTTGGTACGCAAGTTCGCAGTTTGGTTCGCACTTTACACATTAATGGTCAGGCGCTTTACAGGTGTTTGATGCCATCACCGGGGTAAGATGTGCCAGAAACTCACTGATAAAACGTGATGATAGCGAATTCTCAGAATTGATGAATGCGCTGATATTCGCGCTAGGCATCCTGCCGATGACTTATAAATATCTATAAATCTATATGAGGCGCTTTACACATCGGGGGATTCTTGACGCTATAACGGTAAGATTCACGGCAAGCCTAGCATTTCTGCGCATCTCAGCGTGATACCCAGATAAAAAGCGTCAAGACCTGTCAAGATTTCTGCCTTTCGCCTGGCTGGTGGTTTATATCGTGTTACCTTGCCGTAAGCACAGCGCTGATAACCCCTGTGGACTCCAATCAGCCTCATCATCAGGAACATGGAATGCGACATAGAGAAGTTCTGTCCGCAAAAAAGTGATCGCCGCATCCACGCATCCTTTATCGTAGAATTCGTGTCGCACACTGCCGCCCATGTACAGAGCAATTACGGATTCCCGTTCGTCGTATTTGCTGCCATCAACGTCATAACCCAATTCTTCCGCAGCCGCCGCTATGCGAGCTAAGCGATCAACATGATTACCCTCATCAGGTTTTTCGCCATCGTGTTGGCTCACCCAGTCATTGGCCTGTTTCCACGTCATTTCCATTGTGCGATGTGGCCACGGCGAATTATTGGTATGATTTCCACCAGATCGCTTTTGCTCGGTCGCGGTGACATCAATTTTCGCGCCAGAAAGAATCACCTCACCCTTTTTCACCCAGTCGTACACGGTCTGACGGCTTACACCACAATGCCGTGCGTATTCTGCTTTACTCATTAACATGGTCATGTCCTCGCGTTCTGCTGGTGGCCGGTAGTCGTCCGGTATCCATCCGGTACTGTGTTTGATAAATAGCTACCGTGGCCGCTGTGTGCTGCCTGTACCCGTTTCCACGCCGTCATGAACGTGATCGCTAAATTCGATGTTCCCGACTGACAGGCCACCAGCAGTAACCTCTGTTCGTCCGTTCAGCGTCGTTTTGCCGTTGGTTGTCACGCCCTCAGGCGAAACTGTCAACGAAACACCGCCACACGTCAGGGTTATGCCGTTATCTGTCAGGTGAATTCGCACAGAACCGTCATGATTACTCATCCCTATTCCTGACGTGGGCAAATCGGGAATCGCGGTTTTCAGTGATCGATAACCGGGTGAGAAGAACGCATCATCAGCGGAGAATTGGCGTTCGTCAGTGGGCGCGACAATGCCACCCTGATCGATCCACGCATCGATAGACTGTTTGGCAAAATGGACAAGCCCCTCAGAGCCTGCTGGCAGCTCGTGAAAAACTGCCCACTCAGCAGTACCAGAGAAGCGCACCGGCACATTGATAATAATGGGGACATCAACGTAGTGACCGGCTAATTTACGCTGAATACCGCACTGTACCTGTGCGCGTTGGGTCATTGGATTGTAGGCCATGACATGACCGGGGATCGTGGTCATTACATCCCGGATTGCGGAGGTTTTCACCGCTTCCATAGCACGGTATAGCGGGTTCGCTTGTGAATTGCTCATTGCCATTATCGAATAACCTCATTGCCATTATCGAATAACCTCATTGCTCCGCATACGAGCGGTAATCGTGGTTGTCCAGTCATCGCGCCAGAAATTGCCGATGTGATCGACACTTTCCACCACCAGACGGCTTTTGTTTCGGAATGCCCGCGAATAGGCTTGCATGTTAGTGCGATACATTTCGCTAAAACCCAATTGCTCGTGCTCTGAATACACCAGGATGACATCACCGGGAGTAATGACGTGATCCAATCTGACATCGACCTCGACATAATTCATATAGATACGCGGTATGCCTTCCATGCCGTGGTTTATGTCGATCACTCTCGGCTTGCCGACTTTTTCTGCGCCATTACGGATGATGGCGACACCGTCCGTTTTCAGACACCATTTAAAATCGTAAATACGCATTAGGGCATCCATTGCGTCCTTGGTCATTGCCATCAGAGTTTTACCTTGGATAGCAGGGGGCAAATCGGAGAAGTCGCCGATGATTTCCATTGGCAGGACAAAGGTGGCAGCGGTATCCCGGATAATCTCAATCGCGGGCGTATTCTCACCCCATGTGCGTGCGATGAAGGCGCTGGACATTTTTTCGCCCTCACAAAAGCAGTACAGCGTCAGGGTAGTAGCGACGCCTTCGCGTTGCGTTGAGCGGTTAAATATCTGTCCCCGGTAAATCAATCCGCAATTACCCAGATAACCCGCTTTTATCTCTACCGTGTCGTATTTATAAAAAATATCCCACCGCATACTCTTTGACGTGCCATAGATCGTGATTTTTGCTTTACCGGTCATGTTGCCCGGCGTATGGGACACAGTGAAAGTCACCTGAGAAGGCGGGGCAAACGTGAGGGTTCCCGCACCGAGACTGCTTGAAATTGTTATCAGGTAATCCCGGCCAAACTGATAATTTACGTTATCGACCATCATCTTTTGTCAGCTCCACATATTCACGCGACTGTTCATCCATCACACGACGAACGGCGCGTTCGGTTTCTTCTACGCCTGCTACGCCGCTAATGGTGATTTGGTTGGAAAACGTGACCGGGCGTGATGAGCGGGAGCCGCGGCCATACACGCCGCCATCATCGTTATAGTTGCCACGTGAGCGGGGATAGGATGGCGGCGTGTCATAGGGCGCCATCAGTTCATTAAATGTGGGGCTGGTGGGTATGTGACCGGTCACTTTGCCAATGTAGTTACTGGTTTCTGTTGGTAGAGCGCTCATGCCGAACTTGTCTACGTTACCCATGCCCCAGTTATACGACGCCAGCGCTTTGGGCAGATTGCCGTTGTGCCTGTCCATCAACTGGCGCATATAGCGTGCGGCCGCATCAGCGGATTTCTCCAGATTGAAAACATCAGAGCCGTACAGCCCCATGTCTTTAGCCGTGCCGGGCATAAACTGGAATGGTCCCAGTGCGCCTTTAGGGGATATCAGATTTTTGCCACCAGAGGATTCCGTCTGGTAGAGGCCATTGAGTACGCCGGGCGGTAAGCCGTACTTGCCTTCTAAGGAGGAAAACAGTGATTGCTCACCGCTGCGTGGCATCGCTGCGCTGGAAGCGGGTTTATCGTTAGGGGAGATCCAGCGGCCATTGTCATAACGGCCTTTGCCATTACCGAGTAGTGCCTGTCCAAAATCGCCCCAGCTCGGTGCTGTGCGGATATTCTGGAAGTATTCAGACTCGCCAAAGATGCTGTTCAGCGCACCATCAATAAAGGGTTCGGCGGTCACTGCCGCCGCAACGGGCAATCCCAGTTTGTGCAAGCCAGGGATACCCAGTGCCTTAGTCGTCTTTGCCGCCGCCAGCACAGCCACGCCCGCCGCGATCCCCTTGATGTAAGGCAGGCTTTCGCGGATAGAAGAAACAATATCGGTTTTGTTCGCCAGCAGCCATTCGTCGGTTTTCTCGATAAGTCGGGTGATTTCCGGCGTCAGCAGTGCGCCAATGGAGTTATTCAGATCCATCATATTGGTGGCAAGGTCAGTGACCGCCGTCCGGTATTCGGTACCGATTTTCACGTCATCATCGCTGACGCCGGTACTGCGCTTATTGAACTCGGCAAAGTATCGATCAATGCCTGCACGTCCCATGCGAAAGAGCTTTTCATCATCTTCGTTAATGGTCATCCCCTCGCGGAAGTTTTGCAGGCCATCAAAACCAGACGCCGCCGCCTGGTTATAGTAATCGGCCATCGTCTTGATCACTTCCACGCTGTCCTTGCCTTGCAGGTCATGAGGGTTAACGCCAGCGTTATTCATAAAGGCTTTATCGCTAAACGTGCCATAGGTAGCGGTCAGCGCCCATGAGTTGGCCTTGTCGATAAGGCTGTTGGCGCTGCTGCGTTTACCGCCTGCCTGCTCCATCGCATAACCCAGCCGCAGCACATCGTTACGGGCAATGTTGGCGTGCTTACTGAATGCCTCTAAGTCCGTCACCATACGGGAAAAGCCTGCCGTCATCGCATTCAGGCCAGTGATACCCCCCGCAGCAGAGAACAGTAGCAGGGCGGTGTCTTTGACGCCCTTTAGGGCATCGGTCGCTTCCTTGAAAGATTTTTTATCGACATCCAGCCCCAGCGATACCAGCAGCGAATCAATAGTTTCAGCCATGTGCTACCTCGATATCTTTTAGCGCTTTATCCATCAGGCTGCGTGCAATCACATGGATAGTGGGCGCAACGCCCAGCGGTGACTTGTCGCGCTCCTGCTCCTGAATGCGACGAATTGCGCCAACCTGTTCTTTACTGAGTAATACCGGTACTACTTTCCCGCGTGCGGTCATACAACACCCCATACATGATATTTATACAGTGGTTATTATTTCATAAATTAAAACAATATCTATTAATGTTGCAATAAATGGGATGTTAAGGGTAAAAAAACCGGATTGCTCCGGTTAATCGAACGCCTGCAAAATTTGCAGGGGTTGCCTCCAAATGCCTACCTATCCAACCCGCCGCCCAGCAGATTGAGATACACCGCATCGTTATCCCCGTCACAGTCCTGGTGTCGGTCACTTTTCAGAAACCATTTCAGCACGGCAAGCGCTTCTTGCTGGTGGATCGGGCTGATAGCCGCTAATTTGCCATCTAGCCAATCTTCCCGATCACAGACACGTGGATTGTGTTCATAGGACATATCCCCCAGCTCTTTGCTGGCGGCGTTGCGCATCGTATAAAGCCAACTCCAGTATTCAAACTCACGCACCACATCCGAAAGTGTGTGCGGCTCAGGCAGTACATCGCAAAAGCCCTGGTGAGCGACTGAACGGGCATCAGCCACATCCAAGCAACGTAACCCTTTCAACTCGCCACTTTCGATCTCGTTCGGTGTCATGCCGTAGTTCACATCCACCAGCAAGCCGGATTGTTCAATCAGGTGCTCCGGCTCGGTTGGCTCCATCGCCGCTTCATAGCCGCCGTAATACGCCCGTACCTGGCTGGCGGTATCAATCGCGTTCCTCGCGTTCTCAATACAGCGCTGAGGATTGTCCATCCCGATGGTACTGAACGCCGCAATAAACAATTCTTGCCCCTGCGACACCATCCAGTTGCGGTAGCGGTTTTCGGCTTCCTTCGGGGTAATGGTGAGTTTTTGCAGCGCGATTTCAGCCGCTGGCAGGTGGGCGGGTTCATCCAGTTTGATAACCTCTAGCACCCACAGATACGCATCTGTCTGGCGGTGTCCGGTAATCACCCGTTGTGGGGGTAACGGCTTGACGGTCGCTAACGCAGTGCTGTAGCGCGGTTCAGGGATGGAGAACATCGCCCTATGCGCCGGATTGTCCGCAAACAGTCCGCTTCGCTGGCAGACACTGCGCACGGTCGGGTGTTTCATACCCATATGTGTTGCTATCGTGCGGTAGCCCATTCCACCACGTTTGAGGCGGATAATCTCCGCCTTCTGCTCTGCTGTCAGGCGCATTTTGCATCCTCTGTGCGCAGGGCTGTTTTCTGCTTGCGCTGCGCTCTGGCACGCTCCTGCTGTTCGGCGGTAACGTCCCCTTGAGGCTTGCCGTGCAGGTCGTAGCGTTGCCCACCAGCGGCCAGCGCTTTGATGTAAGCAGAACGGTGGACATACAACCCCAGCGAAAAGCGCAGCGAACCCGCGCCGGGTAATTGGCGACGTTCAATATCTGCCGCCAGCGCCTTATCGATCCCGATAGCCAGCGGGCGGGGATTTTCCAGATTGAAGGCGTCCGGCCAGAGTAAAACCAGCCGTTCGAGTTTTTTCCGGTTCTTACGGTGCTGCTTATTGCCTGTTTTTTCTGTCGTCTGTGCGGGTGACGCTGTGACATGTCCCGGCGTCGTTACCTTGCTCACGGTGTCGCGTTTCAGGCGTAATACCGTGCGTGTGTTCTCGGTCATCGTGGCGTTCCTCAAAATGGCGCGTCATCGCTGAAATCGGGTGTGTTGTGGCTATTACCTTGTACGCTCTGTTCGTGTGCGCGGCGCAATGCGTCAGTGGGTTGGCCTGAGGAACCCTTGCGGCCTCCGGGTCGTACCGTTCGGGCGCTCACGACACTGTCGGCAATCACCTGGTAGCCCGTCTGTGCGTTACCGTGGCCGTCTGTCCACTGGGTGATCTGCATGTTGCCCGATACGCTCACCATGTCGCCTTTCTGGTGTTTCGCCAGCGCGTCAGCCTGTTTGCCAAAGGCCGTCACCGCTAGCCAGAAAGTAGCTTCGCCGTTCTCTGCCTTCTGACGGGGCAACGGTACCGCCATACGGGTGAAACTCATGGTGTTACCGTTGCTGATTGTGCGGCTCTGTACATCCACCACCAGACGGCCATAAGCGGAAATTTGTGCTGTCATGGTTGTTTTCCTCCCCTCAGCCGTTTATCGCTGTTGGTTCAAAATGCCCCGTTGTTGGTTCAGTGTTGGTTCAATGTTGGTTCAAAGTAGGAAATATTTTCCTTACATAACAATCATCTTTACACATTGAACCAACTGAACTGACTGAACCAACACACTTTCTACGTATGTGAATAAATCCTATTCTGGCTGGCCGTCCTCCGGGCGATACTGAAGGACGTAGACGTTTATCTGCCGCCCATCGATACGTGGAGACTTACGCTGATAGCCGCGCCCGCTGGTGGGCGGGGTCAACATACCCGCACCGCGCAGGATTTCGGCAAACTGCTTGGCGTTAAACCCTTTGGCAATTTCATCCTCAAATGCGGCAGGGAAGGTGTAGAACACCATCGGCGCATCGTCGTGTTTGCCTCGGTCACGGTATCCGGCCAAATCCCGAATAGGCAGGCTGGTGCGGTCGTAGGGCAACGGCGCGAACCGGCTCAACCCACACGCATTCAGGAACGCTTCGCACTGCTCGATAATCTGCTGGTGCTCTTTGTTGCCGGTACCGAATTCACGTACCCAGGCATTAAAGCTGTGCTGTATCGCGTCCCGGCATGTTTGCTCATCCCAGCCAGTAATCACCTTGCCCAGCGATAGCGCGGCTTCCATCACCGCAAACCGTGCGGCCACGCGGTGAACCTGTTCGCCATAATCGGCAGGAATTAACCCGCGCCAGCGCATTTCGGCGGCTCTCACGGCCTCGATAGCCTGCTGCTGGTGGTCGGCAAGGTACTTAATCCATTCTCGCCCGGCTGCGCCGTAGTGCCGCTGGTAGGCATCTTTCAGCGCATCAGCGTGCTGTTTGCCGTTGCTGTGCTCATGAAAGCGCATCGCCTTGCTTAACGGGATATTCAGCAGGCGTACCAGTTGGCCGGCTTTGGTCTTTCTGCCCACGCTGGCAATGAAGGTTTCCAAATCCATTTCGCCGGTACTGATCGCCACCGTGCGCCAGCGTTTTAAATCCCGGTTGCCGCCTTCTTTGGCACCCTGTAATTTCCCCACTCCGTTAAACAGGGCATAGGCGGCTTGCGCCACGCTCACCGGGTCAGCGCCTTGCCCGACTTCATCCAGCGGCATCAGGCCGTCATTGTGGGCAGCGGCTTCGTTCGCCAACCCCAGCGCGGTGCCGTACCACGTCAGACGCAGTAAATCAGGATTGCCGTACAGACTGGCAGAGACATTCGCCGCCGTGGTCTTTCCGGCACTGGATTGCTCATAGAAATGGATACCGAATCCATCTGAACCGGATAGCCCAATCAGCGGAGCCGCCAGCGCTGCCGCTATACCGGTCATCATGGAGTAGTTGCCGTCCACCAGCCGCGCAAGGCTGTGACGCCAGCTTTCGGCAGTGCCTTTGACGGTGTAACCTGCTGCCGCAGAGCTGCGACCGTTGAACAGTACCGGCCTGTCCGGTGTCCCGATAACTTCACCGTCTGGCATGATGTAGGCACCGCACTGCCAGCCCGTCGCATGGGCAATATGCCAAATCTCACGCACCGCGCTGCGTTGGAGCCAGTCGGCCAGTATCGCCCTCAGGCTGTTTTTGGTGGTGACGTTCACGCCACCGTTTTTCAGCGTTCGCCAGCCCTCACGTTCACCGATATCAGCCAGCGGGATAGCCTGCGTGGTATCCGCGTTCGCGCCGATTGCTCGCCAGCGGAGTATCAGATACTGGTCTTTTTCATCCCGACCAATGCCCACCACGTTCAGCGCGGAGCATAGCCAGCTTTCGTTGTTGATCACCTCGCCGCTGTCTTTATCTACTTTTGGGGTCAGCCAGAAAACGCCATCGCTACGGCTCTCGACACGTGGCCTTAACGGGTCGCCATGCGCGGGCTTACCGCCACCTGATACCGAATAGAGCGAATCGGCAAACGCTTGTGTAGCGGCATCCAATCCGAATTGCTGGCGGTAATCATCCCAGTCGGCTTTTTCATCGGTAGGCGGTAGGGCTACCCAGCCGTTCACCTCACGGGCGGCTTTCTCTGCCCAGTCTTTCCCTGCGTTCGGCTTACCTGCCACGATGTCGTTATCCGCAGCAAGGATGATTTGCGCGTGGGGATACTGCGTGCGCATCGCCTTTGCCACCGGCACCATATTGCCCGCATCGATAGCCGCGATGGTCAACGCCTCAGGACGCATCAGGTGAACGCTTAACGCCGTCGCCAGTCCTTCGCCGATAATCACCGTATCGGGCTGTTCAGGGGCGTTAACCGCGTGATACGCCCCACGCTTAGCGGAATCGGTCACCAGTCGCTTGCTGCCATCGGGTTTTATCGTCTGTGCGGCGGTGGTGGTACCGTTCGCGTCCTGTAACGTCAGCAGCAGGGTGCCATCAGGCAGCAGCGGATACGAAAAGCCGGTTAACCCCTTTCCGGCCAGATATGCAGACTCTCCCGGTTGCGACTGCGTGGTCAGTTTCTCCAGACGCGGGGTAAAGCGTTGGGCTTTTTCGTCAACGGAAGAAGAACGCCCGTTATTTTCCGCTGGCGGTTCACTCTGACGGGTGGGTTGTTCCCATGTTCGGGTATCGATGCCCAACACCTCCGCCACCAGTTGCGCCGCATCCATCGCGGCACACTGGCGAACGTTCATCACCAGCGCCAGCCCGTCACCAGCTTCCGGCTCACAGTGGCGGCAATGCCATGTCCCGCGCCCTTCCAGATTATCGAACTGAAAGCGATCGGTACCGCCACAGGCCGGGCAAGGGGTTAGCGTTGTTGGATGACGGGGAACCTCGATCCCCAATTGAGAAAGCACATCAGGCCAGCGTCCACCAGCAGCGGCGGATACCTTGCGGATAAAATCGATATTACGCATTCACTCGCCCTCAGTGCGCCGTCAGTGTTGGGGGTACGCCACCCAGCTTGATGGTCTGTATAGCGCCGTCATGCAGCTTTGCCATCACCCCGCGTCCGATATCGGTTAGCCCGTCAGCGGCAAAGTCAATCATGGCGACATAGAACGTTAGCGCATGACGTAACCCTTCCTCTTCGCCATAACACTCCACCAGCCCGCGCTCTACAGTGCTGGCGATAGCAGAACGTTCGGCATGGGGATAAATAGGAATATCGCCGTATTTGCCGCGATACAGTACGGCGGTCGTCTGGCGTCCCTGCTCATCGAATACGGTGATATGGCCGTTTGCCGCTTCCTGTTCAAGCACGAATTTCACCGAGACGAACCAGCGCCATAAAATCAATTGCTGCCTGTCACTGGGCTGGAAGTAACCCAACACAACGGCGTCAGTGAGTGCGCGGATCATGTGAATACCGGTTAATAAGGCATGGTCGTAAGCATCGCTATCCAGACGAGCAACGCCTTCATCAAAGGATATCAGCAGCACTTCACTGCCTTGTGTGGTGGCGTTTTGAGGCGTAATACGGATACCTTCAGGCAGCGCCTCGATGTGGTCACTGGCGGATTGCGTCGCCAGCGTAGAAAAGGGAAGTAGTCGATTCAATTTGTGCCTCCTGCTGGTATCACATGCCAACCGGCACGTTTTGCTAGTTCGATAAAACCATCCACGGTTAATGCGATTTGGTCATCAGAAAGTGGCATATCACGTTCCACCTCCCCGTTCTTCACATACACCAGCACGCGCCCAGTGAAATCAGGGGTAACCTGTAGCGTGGCGGTAATGGTTGGCGTTTGATTAGGCATGATTACCCCCTTTAGAAACTTCACAGGCGTAATCATGGGCAATGTCGATCAACTCAATGCCCACGCTACGGTGGCGCTCGGTGTTCATCAGGAACATGCCCGCATTCAGTAATCCGGCAATATTGTTGATCGCATCCTCGGCATTCATCGCCATACCTTTGAACGGGTTAGCGGCTGCGTTTTGCGCGTTATTAGTCACAGGACACCTCCACTTGTGCAGGTTCTTCCTGGCTGGTGCGGTACAGGTGATCGATACGCTCTTGCAGGATGAATAACAGGATTTCACGCGCTTGAGGCTCATTGGTATTAACAGCGGCGTAGGCCAGCGCACGGCATTGGTCGATAATTTCTTCGAGCGCTAACGGGGTGTTATCGAACATAGCGCACCTCCTGAACGGGCAGGCGACCAGCGAAAAAGCAGACATAATCACGAACCAACACGCGGCGGGATTCACGCTCAGAAACAGCAGGGATATGGTGGATAACAGGGGTGATCGTCGCACCGTCACGACGAACGGCGGCAATAAGCCAAACAAATTGCGGTTTTTGGGTAGGGGTAGTAGCCGACATGTAGCAGCCTCCTGTAACTGGGATGTAATCCCACCACCGGAAACGCCAATTTCACTGGTGGTGAGCTGAACAGGGTTGGCGTAACCGGCGTTACAGGAAACCGGCGCGGATTGCTCCGCCCCCATCCAGCCCACCATTACTCTGTGAGCGCCGCGAATTATAACCGCAACGCTGAAAAAAGGGTGTGCAGATGTGAGGACACAAAAAAAGACGCTAGGCGCGTCATGTGTCGCCTGTAACATTACCGGGACGCCAATCCCGACACCAGATTTTGCTGGTGCCATATGACCATAGCCCATGTTCGCAGCAAACGGCAAGCGGTTTTTGCGTACAGTATGCGCAGTGTTGATTAACAACATGGAGGTATTACGCATGGTTCACCCCCAAACATTTTGCCATGTCCGAAACGATGGTGTAATCAACATCAGGGTGACCAGTTCCGGTAATTTCCACCCATTCCGGTGTTAATTGATCAAAACATATTCCTTGCACAAAACCGTACTGAGAAATTCGAACATTAAACCAACTGTAAATATGGCTCTGGCTGTTTTCAGGGTGAGCGAATCCCTGACCGCTAAGGTCATTATTTTTTGATGTCATTATCAGGCTCCGTTAGCTGGCGGCGTAATCCGGGTACAGGGTCAGTATATGGTTAATTTCTTGCTGGGTAAGCGGCTGGTGGCCGTTAATATCGGCATTGGTATTTACCAGTCGAATGACACGGGAAATATCATCGCGCTTTGCAAACCGATAACGATAGTGACTGCCGATCCCGTCTGTGTTTGGCTCGTCAATTCGCTCTAACTGGATATCAAGCAGGCGTTCTAATTCGGTAGCGTAATTCCGGCCAGAAGAAAGGCGGCAATGACGGAGAATATCATTCTCAGTAAAGCCACCAGCACCGGAACGCAACATGAAAAGCCGTGCGCGATGCTTCTTAGGGACTGGCCTTATCCGCTCTGGTTGGCTATTATGTCCACCAGCAATGTTAATTTGCGCAGCAGGTTTTATTTGTTCAAGTTGACGCTCGGTAGCACGGGCGTTTTTTATTTGTGACATATCACGCCCCCGTCATCTGGTCGCGTTCTGCGATACGTTGATTCAGCCAGGCATTAACTTCATCCTCAAACCAACCAACACGACGCATACCAATACGGAAGCCTTTGGGAAATTCTCCTGCGTTGATCATGTCCTGAAATGCGCTATCAGATTTAAGACGCAGAATCGCCTTAACTTCTTTTTTCAGTAGGATTTTTCTTTCTGCTGGTGCCATGCGATAAATCTCCATCAATACCGGAGGATTCCGGCGTCGTGGGGATGTTGACTGGATTGATCAATTTAAGGAAGAGTGGTTTTTTTCATTAGAGTGTTAATGAAAAAATTCACTCTTAATGAAAAGGGAGTTAATTTTTCGACCTTTTACCTAATAAAGAAGCTTCGCCACTGTCACACCAACGCGATGTAGTTGCTGGGCTATGTTTTATGGAATAGCCATGTTTCTCTGCTATAGCATCAAGGTTGCTAGCAACTGCCGATGGTGAACTAACATTGACGCCCGCATTTTTCAGAAGTAGTACTAATGCCATCTTTAAGCTGGCGGATTCTCTTTCTGAGTTTTTCTGAAGTGAATTAATTGGTGATGGCTTATCATGAATAATTCCGTGAATTCGTTCGAGCTCTGCGCCTGTAAGTAATAAATCACTTTCTTTAGAAATTGGGGGCTTTGGGATTGTCACGCAAAGATCTTTTACCCATTCGTGGCAACTCACTGGAAATAATAATCGAGGTATTACGCTACGGCTTATTTCTGGTACAGCCCATAGCCCACACAAAATAGCTTGAGTATTAAAATATCCATCATGAGGGCCAGCGAATAATTTTGATCCAGAATAAATCTCAGTCTTAATCGTGGTTTCTTCTGGAGATTCAGGAATAAAATTGGCTATAGATTCGCCAAGTCCTAAATCTAACTCACGGCGTTCATTGAAAGCTTCTATAAATTCTTTGCTCGGAGTATCAACACGAAATCGTACCACTCCAACAACTGGCCCCCATGGAATGTTGACACAAAGCCGAATGATTCCTTGTTCACTCCAATGCCAAATATCATCAACCTCGCAACTCAGTAGCTTCGCCGCACGCCCAATTGACAAATATTCAAGAGGTAAGATTTTGTTTTCCTGCCAAATATTTTTTGTCATTTGTTTTCTCCCCTGCTGCTATGAAAACCAATACTCACCCTGTCACGAATTTAGAACTTCCCTAGAAACGGCTTGTTCGGTTTCTATCGGTTATCACCGGAATGCACATAATAACGTCATTTTTCCTACTTGGGTGTGATTTTTACTGTGATTTTATCCACTACTCCCCAACCACCCGTAAACCGCGAACCGCTTCAGATGCTAACGTCTTGCCAGTAGCGGCACTTTCGACAAATTCACCCCACCAGCACATCAACACCTTGCGTTGTTCCAGATAGGTGGAGCGGTTATAGGCTCGCCGTACTTCATTGGTGTCTACGTGGGCGAGGGCAGCTTCGATCACATCTGGCGGGAACCCTTCTTCATTGGCGGCGGTACTGAAAATGGCGCGTAAGCCGTGGGATACCAGTACGCCTTTGTAACCCATACGGCGCAATGCGGCGTTAGCGGTTTGGCTGTTCATCGGCTGCTTAGGGTCTTTACTGGAAGGAAACAGGTATTCACGGTGGCCGCTGATTGGCTTCATGGCATCCAGAATGGCTAACGCCTGCGGGGGGAGGGGAATAACGTGCTCACGGCGCATCTTCATACGGCTAGCGGGGATCGTCCAGGTACTTTCCGTAAGATTTATCTCGCTCCAGCGGGTTTCAGCGGCTTCAGCAGGGCGGGTAACGGTAAGTAGCTGCCATTCAATCAATAAGCGGGTTTGTAGTTCGATACTGGCGACCGATAGCGTCTTCATCAAGTCAGGTAATGCCTCTGGCCGGATGGTCGGCATATGAGTTTTCACTGGTGTCTGAAACGCTTTGCGGATCTTGGCGGCGGGGTTGGCAGGAATCAGCCCAGAGTTAACCGAGTAATCCATTATCTCGTTAATTCGCTGGATTACCCGCTTGACGGTTTCCAGTTTGCCGCTGGCCTGTATCGGCTCCAGCGCGGTGATGAAGTGACGAGCGGTAAGCTGGGTGATCGGTAAGGTTCCGATGAACGGGAACACATGTTTTTCCAGTGAACGCCAGATATCTTTAATGGTGTTCTCTGCCAGTGGTTGAGATTTTTTCACTTCGTACCAGTCTGCGGAAACTTTGGCGAACGTGTTTAGGTTGATGGCTTGTTCTTGTTCGCGCTGCTGTTGCTGGTGGAATTGCGGATCGATGCCTTTGCTTATCAGTGATTTTGCCGCTTCACGTCGCTGTCGGGCTTCGGCCAAAGAAACCGCAGGGTATGAACCAAAACTGATTAATGCACGTTTCTTCGTATCGGGACGGTAATAATTAAATCGCCAGATTTTAGAACCGCTCGGTTTCACCAGCAGATACAACCCATCCCCATCCTGTAACGTGTATTCCTTCTCGGCAGGTTTGGCAGCTTTGATCTCGGTATTGCTCAGTGGGGTAGTTATACGAGCCATCGTAGTTATACGCTTTTGTAGTTATATGGGACGGTATAACTAAGCGTATAACTAAACTTTCCGGCTGTAAACGGGGCATACCGATAGATAACAGGCAATAAAAAACCCGCAAACTCAGTGAGAATGCGGGTTTTCATGGTGTTTCCGGTAGTAAACGATACTTACCGGATACGAATGTGGTGGAGCTGGGGGGATTTGAACCCCCGTCCGGAACCACTCTACCGTCGGTACTACATGCTTAGTCTATCTTTACATTCGCTTGCCAGCTGCGAATAGACACGCCACTAACAAACTAGCCTGATTAGATTTAGTGCTTCAACCCCAGGCAAGGCATCCACACGATCTCTTTTGGGTTTGACCTCTCTTGATCCCCGTCCTAAGAGCGGAGGCTAGGGAGAGAGGGCTCAGAGCAGGTTATTAAGCTGCTAAAGCGTAGTTTTCGTCGTTTGCGACTATTTTTTTGCGGCTTTTTACGAGGCCAACCGCCCCTCGGCATGCACCTTGGGCTTTGCAAATCCCGTCGAATCCAGAATCAGCCCCCAAGAAACTGTCGCCAGTATATCAGAACTTACCGTTGTTAAGCCAGTGGCTTAGCGATTGGCGTTCTTCATGATACGGGCTTTGTCTAACTTCCATTCACGTTCTTTAATGTCATCACGCTTGTCGTGATCTTTTTTACCTTTCGCTACGCCAATTTTGACTTTGCTCCAGGCATTTTTCCAATACATGGACAGCGCGACGACCGTATAGCCTTCACGACTGACGCGGCCAAACAGCGACTCTAGCTCGCGTTTGTTGAGCAGGAGTTTGCGCGTGCGAATAGGATCACAAACAACGTGTGATGACGCTACATTCAGCGGCGTGATGGTGGCGCCAAACAGGTAAGCTTCACCGTTCATGAAGGTGACATAGCTGTCGCTGAGGTTGGCTTTGCCTGCGCGCAGTGATTTGACTTCCCATCCTTGCAGAGCAAGGCCAGCCTCAAATTCTTCCTCAATGAAGTATTCGTGACGGGCGCGCTTGTTCTGCGCAATGGTGGCGGAACCGGGTTTGTATGCTTTTTTCTTTGTCAT